CGGGTACCGCCACGGTTTTCAGTCATTGGTCTATCCCCAGAGCAGCAGCAACTTTGTCTTCATCCATAACGTCAACGCGGCTCATGTAGACAGCAGGACCATCCAATTCGACCTTGAAGCCTTCACCGTGGGCACGCTGGGCGTACCATTGGCCGTGTTTGTTGCAGTTAATGTAGGCGACCAGGTTCGACATCGACCCGGTGTGACCTGCGTACATGTGATGTTGATTGCGATAGTTGTTGAGAATGATGTGATTTGTGGTGGTCATTGGACGATCCTTTGTTTTGGTGGTTGGTGGTTTAGCTGTTGAGCCATTCGTCATAAGTCTTTAGCGGCTCGCCGGTCATAAATTCGTTGCCGTTTCCGTCATCAGCGCAATCAAGATAGACCTGATACTCATCGTCATTTGTGCCGCGTTGCTTGGTTTGCCAATTTGCGTTTGGTAGCAGCTTGTCATTGTTGATCATCGTCTTGTGTCCTTTCGGTTTGTGGTGGTGGTCATGCCGTGCTGGCATGTCGTAGGGGCGGCAAGCGCCCCTAGAACCTGGCAGCACTAGGCGGCAACCTTTACGTCTGCATTGTCTGCCAAGTCATTAATGAACTGGTGCGCCTTGCTGGCAGCACTAGCTGCCTTGAACACAAAACGATTGTCGTTTTTCAGCGCTTTCAGCCAGCTTTCGATATAAGACGCGTGCTGCAATTCTCCCTTGATCCCCTGTTGCGCGCACAGGAAAGCGGCGCCTAATTCGGCAATCAATTCCTCAAATGCATAGGTCGCGTCACCACAACGCTTGTGCTTTTCCCGATCCAAGCGCGATTTGTGCCCGGTCCAGTGCGTCAATTCGTGCAGCAATGTTGCATAATATTGCGGCATATCAGCAAATGATCCAGCGGGCGGCATGGTGATTGTGTCGCTGGATGGTGAATAGCAGGCACTAGAACCTGTCTGGATCATGGCGCCTGTTTTCGCAATGAGGCTTTCTGTCTCGACGCAGCGCACGGGTTCGGCAACGGGTTCCGTTGCGGTATCGTACATGCTTTCCGGCAATCCCTCACACTGGCAGATGTTAAAAACGGTATATCCCTTGTGCATAAAATAGCCAATCTTCTTGCCGTCTGCGTTTTCTTTGTCTGTCTGGACATTCTTGGCAAACACAATGCGGGTTCCCTTTTCTCCCTTCCGGACTGACCCGCCCAGTTCTTTTGCTTGTTTAAACGTCAGCCATTGCGTCTCGGTGAACCCGTTGTTGGCGGCGCTTATCCATGTAAGCAAAACATTGACGCCTGAATAGGCATTGCCGCGCACGTTCTTGTGGATGCTGGTCATATTGGCACCAGCCCAAGGTTTAGTCCAAGGGGCCGTGCCCTTTTCCAGTTCGGCAATTATGGTGTCTGTTACTCGCTGGTAAATGTCGTTTTTCATTGGACGTTCCTTTGTTTGTGTTACCATTTTAATATAGGGGCACATTTTCAGAATGTAAACCCCCAAATTCAAAATAATTGCATTTTTCCTTCTTTCCATATGCGGTAAAGCGTTTCGGCTTCTGCAACGGGGTCTTCAATGTCGGTGTACCGTTTGAACCATTCTGCTTCGTTCATGCCTGCCAGGTGAACGCTATCCCTGTCCCCGTTGTGGTGCCGCGCACATAGGGGCAGGCGGTACTTGTCGGGCGACTTCAACCCCATACCACTATGACCAGTGCGGCGCAGGTGATGCGCCACGCCAGCCGGTACAATGCGACACCGGGAACAAGGCAACGAGCGTAGCCATTCGCCGTGTGTCATTCGCCGTTGACCTTGCGCGTTGCAAAGAAGTCGGGGTGCTGCGGGTGGTCTTCCTGCCATAGCCTCGCCAGGTAGGCAGTCATATTGTTGTTGATCTTTAGCGGGGCAACCACTTCTGGCACACCTTTGTCGGTGGGGCGCAGCATTGTCTCCCAGCGGATGCGTTCAACGATCATCTTGGATGATGCGCGGGTGCGCCCGGCCTGTAATAGCTCACGGGCGAACTGGCAGAAATAATTGTAGATCGCCGGGTGCTTTCGGTGTGTATCAATGAAGCGTTGTTCATATTCATTGATGGCTGCACGTGTGCCGTCAACAAGGCTACGCATCGAGCCGTTGAAAAGTGATTGTTGGTTCATTTAGACGTTCCTTTCGGTTTGAACGGAGTTAGGTATTCATTGACGACATACCCTTCCCCCTGGCGGCGCACCCTGATGATGCGCCGATGGTTTGGCTTGGCCCGCAGTTCTCGCCGTATCTTTTCAGCTTCAAATTCATTATCTGCTGTGTGACTAGCGACAAGTGCTTGCTGTTTATACACAACTAATCCCCAAGCAGGTATTGACGCACAGATGCTGTATTGATGCCCAGCAGGTGCGCTATGGGCAAGGGGTCAAACCCCTCGCCCGTTAGGTAGTCTGTGACGCGCCGTTGCTTTTCATTAAGCCGCTTTTCTTTCTTGCGCCGGAATTTCATGCACACTTTACAAGCAGGCTGCTTTCGGTCCTTGGTACGCGGGTGTGAATAGTATTCTGAAAGCAGTTTAGTCTCACTGCACTTGCTGCATTTCTTCGTATCAGGCATCGACAATCTCCGCTTGCTGAATGCGTTCTTCTATTGCCTTTTTGAGTTCAAGGCTGTCTGTTTTGTTGTGTACCCACAATTGACGCAGCGCCTCAGCGTTGTGGTTGCGGAACCAGTCGACCTCGGCGGGTTCTGCTGTGCCGACATATTCGAGAACCCTGTCGACTGCTTCGCCAATTGGCACAGAAACCAGATCACCCATTTGTTCAAACTGGAACAGGGTTGCGGGACCACCCAGGCGCGCTTGACGCTTCTGGCGTTCGGCTGCTTCGGCTGCTTCCCAAGCATTAGAACTTTCTACATGGTCAAATTCTTCGGCAACATGCACCCCGGCCAGGTCTTCGGGCCAGCCTTTTCGCAGGGCTTGGCTTTCGGCACACTTCGCTAGCATGTGCTTGGGCATCTTGTGCCATTTTTCTTTTTTGGGGTCTAAAACATGCCCGCGTGTGCCTGTTTTTTTCATTTTCTTCTTTCCACTATCTTCCCACACCTCGCCGGTATCTTCCCAAATTACGTCTTCAATTATTGGTGCAAATTCGTGCCAGTAGGCCATGCCAACGACCCTGTGCCAGTCGCCTCGGTTGTCCTGCTTGTAAGCGTTGACACGAGCATACTCTATGCCCAGCGGGTTATCTGGTCCCATCAGACTTTCATCATAGACGATTTGGTATGGTTCGTCGTCGGGGCGATAGTTGCCCTGCCGTTCAGCAAGGCCGCGATACCCTTCAATGCTGGTGATAAATGAGCATTTGCGATTTGAACCACTGCCAAAAACAACACAGTAGATTTGTTTGCGGAACGGGTCTAAGCCAACCCGCCTGCACACCTCCGTGAACATATTAAATTCATCGGACGTAGTTCCTGCTGCAACAGTATTTCGGATTAGAGCAATTTGGTCGTTGCTGTATGTGCGTTCTAGGATTTCTTGTCCCATCTTATTTTCTCCTTAGTGTGAGGCTAATGCCGCCATTGTCGATGTGGGTTCCGGGGACTTCGCCTTCGGCTGCTCGCAGCTTTGACTTGTCCAACACGGGTTCCGGTTGTTTGAAGTATTCTGAAGGGATCAACGCTTCGTTGTCCACCACCCGTGCTGGCTTGGTGTTGCGTAAAGTGTAGGTGGCACCAGGTAGCTTGATGGTCTTTTCCCCGGCTATGTCCATTGCCTGCAAGACGAGGTTTCGCAGTGTGTTGATATGCCGCTTTCGGCTGGCCTTGCGCTCGCTCAACTTCTTGAGCAGAGCATCGGTGCCTTCAACGTCGATCTCCAGTTCCATGATGGCTGTATCAACAGCACCCAGCACTTCCAGCAAATCGACTTCCCCTTCCAAGGTGTCGAATAATGTCTGGTCGTCAATGCCGGGTACGTCTGCCAGTTCCGCTTTCAGGTCGGCCCATTGCTCGGCCTGGTCGGTGGCGTGTTTGATTAGTGGGTTTGTCACTGAATTACCTTTCGTTTGTGTGACTGACTTTCACACAGTACAGCAGAACAGCGAGGATTAAAACTATTTTTATTGGATAATGCATAACAGGTTCCACATAACCTGGGGGTGGGTTACGGCTAACCTGTAACGGGTTCGGGTCAACAGGGGGGTAGGTTCTGTCTAATAGGTGGGTAGGTTCCACATAACCTGCCACGGGTTCTCGCTAACCTGTTACCTATTAGGCAAAATAAAACCCCTCGGATGTCAAGGCCGAGGGGTTTAAGGAAGGTGAACCCATGAACGGGATCGCGCCAAACATTGTCAGTCACAACAAGGAAAGGCCAACAACACGAAGGAGAAAAGACTTTGAGTTGTTAAGGGGATTATAAAGAGCATAGTTTACAGCCGCAACATTTTTGGTTAATGTTTTTTCGTCAGTCACACAGTCAAGAACCGGCTGAATTTGTCTACTAAAACAGGAGAAAAGAATGAGTGTAGAAGCATCAGCAGCAACAATGACATTGCTGGGAATTAAGCCTAATCACAAGTGGCTGTTAATGGCGATGGCCGATATATGTTCACCGCCGAAATATATCTTTTATGGCCGTTTGGACAGGCTGGCAGATGTTACCCAATACAACAAAAGGTCTGTTCGGCGTCAGATAAATGAACTTGTAGAGCTTGGTTATCTTGAAGAGGTACCAGTTCCTAGAGAAGCTATTGAAAACCTGTATGGTCCAGCTTTAGCTAATGCGCGGCAGCGTTCCGCATATAGGTTGGCTTATATTCCAGTTGAAGATAATGAAGACATTTACAGGCAATATAAGCCCACTGCCACGCGAGCAAAAAGAGAAACTTTAATCCGTCAATTTGACATGACTTGCCAATATTGTAAGAGGCAAGGCAGCATCAAATATGGGCCAGACGGCACATTCTGGACAGTTGACAGAATTATTCCAGGGAAGCATGGCGGTGAATATACAGACGACAATATTACTTTGTCTTGTAAGTCCTGCAATTCCAGCAAAGGTGCCAACCTTATCGAAGATTTACCGTTGTCCCTCGCAGATATAGAGGGCGGACAAAATGTCCCACCACTAGGGACAAATTGTCATACCGGCAGGGACAAAATGGCACCGCAGGGGGGACAAAATGTCCTACAAAAACATATACAAATAACTAATACAAAAATAACTAATAAAAACAGTCATATAGTTTGCTCGAATAATGACGACCAATTCGAGCAGTTTTGGTCGTTGTACCCACGCAAGGTTGGAAAGCGAAAAGCACATAAGGAATTTGAGCGAGCGATAAAACGAGGTTCAATGGAAGCAATCACCCAGGGCTTGTTGAAACAGAATGCAGCTTGGCTCGCCGCAGAAACGCCCGTAAAGTTCATACCGCACCCGACGACCTGGCTGCACCGTGACGGGTGGGAAGATGAACCAGCGCAGCCAGAACAACAACAATCACGCTTGCAAAGAAGCACAGCGATATTGCTTGAAAGGGGGAACGTCCAATGAGTTCGCTAGTACCGATTGAAAAATACAATTACGAAAAATGCGTGATGGCCGCAGGTGCCATCATATCCGCTTATCCAAAGCTGTTTTTGGAAGATGAAGTCGGCTTTCAGGGACGGCTTGCCGTGGTGCTGATGGATTATCCAAGGGCTGTTGTTGATGATGCGGTGAAGAATATACCGTCAGTGATACCGAAGAAGGAACTTGAGTTGCATTCGGTGCGCCAGTATTGCAACGAGGCGTCGAAGCCGATCTATGAGGCGCGGCGATACCAGCGCGAGCAGTTGCAGCAGGAACGGGCAGAAGCTGAACACATTGCCGAGGTAAAACGGGACCGGCTGGCCTATGAAGCATGGCAGGAAGCCAACCCAGGCAAGAGCCGTTTCGATTATTTGGGCATTACTTGGCGACCAGGCAAAACCGCCACCATTGATGTGACGCCTTACATAGAAACAGAATGGGGGGCGCATTCGCAGGCGATGCAGGACCGAGAAGCCGAAGGAACCGTAGCGCGTTCGCTAGGCATGGAAACGGAATAGGTTATTTGTTATGATCAGCAAACAATAGTCAGGGAATGATGCATGAGCTTTCACGCACGATTAGTTGGACGGACGCCAACCCAAGAACGGATACGGATTAACGCACTAGCGGCGGCTATGGAATTGTTCAGCTTGATCGGCGAACCGTCTGTGGCGCAGATTGAGGCGGAGTTCGACCTTGACGCTTCTGATGCGGAATGGGCGCAATTCAAACTGCTTTACGAGAGCGCAACGAACAAACGCCGCTTTTTAGCGATTGCGGCAAATGCGATGCGTTTGGCGGAGGGGCCGCATTTTGGGATGGATGACAGCACGACTTTCTTTTCTAGGCTGACGAGCGCGACCAGCGGGGTGTAGGTCATGAGCCTTTATGCGTCAGTTGTTGGGTTTCAGGCTAAGACGACAACCGGTACGCTCGACATTACAGGCAGCCTCGGTGGTGAAACCCCGAAGGCCGCGTTGTTTTTTATGTCGGAGGAAACCACTCTTTCCAACACGCCTTTGACGCCCTTCCATTTCACGATGGGCATGACGGACGGCACGAACGAGTTCTATTCTGTTGTGCATTCGGAAACAGGTGTGACCACGACGGACGACTACAGTGCGGCCTATACCGATGCTGTTTTGAGGGGCTTGGATGGTTCTGGTTCGCAGACATACAAAGCTGCTTTTGATAGCTGGATAACGGACGGTGTGCGGATTGACTGGACTGATGCTGCGCCTTCTGCCTTTCAGGGGTTTGTTGTGTTGCTTGGCGGCTCTGATCTTGCAAATGCCTATGTCGGGACTTGCGGAACGGGCGCTACGGTTACCGATCCAGGTTTCTCTGTTAATCAGGTGATTATGGCGGCAATCGGTACGGGTATCGCCAGCGGTACGGTGCAGAACGGTGCGCAAATGATGTTTGGTATGGGGCTTGATATCAGCACGTTCAGTAGTAGCACGTCTTCCAATTTGGGTTGGTCGTTTCTAATGCGAGATGGATTGGGCACATCAGCGCCTGCTTCTGCGTGGGAAGATGCTTGCGTTATTTCCAAGATGAGAGATAACGGGTCAACTGGTTTTGACTACAACATGACGGTTGGCACATGGAGCGCCAGCGGGTTCACGACGACCAGCGACAACAGCAATTCGGACAAAGTTGGCTATTTGGCGTTGGAATGGAACAGCAGTTGTGACGTGCGCTTGGAGCCGCTGGACAACAACAATTATACATCCACGGGCGTGAACAAGCACGATTACGGCGTGACATTCGGAGGCACTGGAACGCCGGTTGTTAATATGTTGTCCGGTAGTAATTCAAGGCGAGACACTGGCCTCCGAGATAATAATGACGCTGGTGGTATGCACATTGCAGCAACGGATGGTACGACAGACAAAGCTGTTGGTGGTGGTGTTGATGATGGTGTGGGGACAACGGCGACTGGCTCCAATGCCTCATCAAAGTCTCTCGCTATCCCTAATCCCTTTGCGCCACAAAGCAGCAGTGCATGGATCAGGGCAACATTTGATAGCTGGGCCACAGATGGCGTGAACCATAATTATGACGCAGTTGCCGGTGGATCGAATTATCACTATCTTGGTTGGGTGGTCGTTCCGTCTGGTTTGACGGCTAATGTCGTCGGGACCGGCTTGCTGGATAGCCAGAAACTGTCACGAATGAGGTTGGCACGATGAACTATGTGGGTGATTTCGCCGCTGATGAAACGGTATATTTGAACTTCGCCAGCTACGACAGCAATGGCGCGTCTGTTACGTTGACTGGCCTGGCGACCAGCGATATTGAGGTTTACAAGAACGGCAGCACGACCCAACGCAGCAGCGATGCAGGGTATACAGTCTCGACGGACTTTGACACGATCACCGGTATTCACGCTATTTCGATTGATACCAGCGACAATACGGACGCCGGTTTCTTTGCGGCGGGGAATGATTACGTTGTGATCATATCTAGCGTGACCATTGACAGCCAGACGGTCAGCTTTGTTGCTGGTTCGTTCTCGATTGAAAACAGGTTCATGCGCGGAACGGATAGTGCTGCTTTGGCTACAGATTTAGCCACAGTCGATACGAATGTAGACGCCATTCTGGTTGATACAGGAACATCATTGCCTGCTGATATTGCGGCCCTAAATAATCTTTCGGCGGCCCAGGTCAATGCAGAGGTTGACACGGCCATTGCAGACGCGGCACTGGCAACGGCGGCGAGCCTTGCGACTGTTGACGCAAATGTAGACGCCATTCTTGTAGATACCGGCACGACAATACCTGCACAGATTACGGGGTTGAATAACCTGTCAGCCGCTCAGGTTAATGCGGAAGTTGATACTGCAATTGCTGATGCAGCATTGGCAACGGCAGCAAACTTGGCGACAATTGACACAAATGTCGATGCTATTCTCGTGGACACAGGCACGACTATTCCGGCGCAGATCAGCGGGTTAAATGATATATCAGCAGCCGCAGTTAATGCAGAAGTTGATACAGCCCTCGCCGACTATGACGGCCCGACGAAAGCCGAACTCGACGCTGGTCTGGCGGCGCTGAATGATCCAACGGCGGCGGCTATTGCAGATGCCGTATTGGATGAAGCGTTGGCAGGGCACGTTACAGCGGGGACATTGGGTAAAGCAGTGTCAGACATTGAAGCCGACACAAACGAATTGCAGAGTGACGATGTGCCGGGTCTTATCGCAGCACTCAACGATTTGTCAGCGGCACAAGTCAACGCGGAGGTCGATACAGCCATTGCAGATGCGGGTCTTGCTACATCGGTTGCACTAGCAACAGTCGATGCAATTGTAGATGCCATCCTTGTAGACACAGGAACCACCATACCTGGCTTGATTGCAGCCTTGAACGATCTAAGTGCTGCCCAAGTCAATGCAGAAATAGATACGGCGATTGCAGATGCCGCGCTTGCAACAGCCGCGAACCTGGCGACAGTGGACGGCATTGTGGATGCAATCTTGGTTGATACCGCCACAACCATTCCAGCTTTGATTGCCGCACTGAACGACTTATCAGCCGCCCAAGTCAACGCAGAAGTTGACACCGCACTTGCTGATTATGACGCGCCAACCAAGGCTGAACTGGACGCTGGCCTTGCGGCACTTAATGATCCGACTGCGGCAGCGATTGCCGATGCGGTGCTAGACGAGGCAACAGCAGGCCACACAACACCGGGGACCGTTGGCGCAGCCATTGTGGATATACTGGCAGACACCAACGAGCTACAGGCTGACGATGTGCCCAGCCTGATTGCGGCGCTGAATGACGTATCAATTGGTGATATACTGCAAACGCAGTTGACAGAAAGCTATGCCGCAGACGGCACAGCACCAACGCTGACGCAGGCTGTAATGCTAATCATGCAGCACCTAACAGAGGTGGAACTTGTTGGCACTACATGGACAACAAAGAAACTAGACGGGACCACCACAGCGGCAACATTCACAACGGATGATGCCAACAATCCAACCAGCATTACGAGGACAGGCTGATGCGGATTGTTTCGCGGGGATTTGGTGTTAGTGATGGCCGCGTGGTTATGCGGGGTTTCTATTCTTCGTTCATCCCAAATCAGGCACGGGTAATTCCTGTCGGGGGCAGGTCACGGGCATTAAATGCTTCGGCGCGTTCGCGCACACTTACAGCAGGGAGCAGAGGGCGCAGCCTTAACGTATCAAACAAGGTAACAGACTAATGACACAAGTTCAGATCAAGTCCCCAGGCTCAATCTTTGATTGGTCATTTGATTGGGATGCCGACAGCGTGTTGAGCGCCAGTGAAACCATTTCAACGAGTTCGTGGGCCGTATCACCCACAGGTGAAATGACTACCAGCAGCCCCGCAATAGACAACGACACCAAACAGACAAGCGTTATGGTAACAGCAGGAAACGACCGCACGACATACCGCCTGACTAATACCATCGCAACTAGTGCTGGGCGCACCCACGAACGGATGATCACTGTGCGGGTTGCCCCTGTCGGCCTTTAGGCGCGTTTCATCTTCGTAACATCACCAAAGCTGGTCATCAAGTTGTGAACTTGGTGTAACCCGCAGGGCCATATTTGGAAGTTGGTGGCGGTTTCTACGGCAACGTCAGACGCTGTAAAAGACTTTTCGGCAGGGTGCCGGTAAAGGTGGCAGAAGATAGCGTGCCGCTGATCCATAGGCACAATGGGAAATAGCTCAAAAACGTGGTTGTTGATAAACAAGTTGAGCGCCGCCCGTGCTTCGTCCCAATTGTCAGCTTCGCCTATTTCTTGACCGTTAAAAAATACCGTCTTCATGGGTTGTCCCTTCCGTGAATTGCGATAGACGAAATACTACAGCAAGGGTAAAAATAATGCACCCCTTACGAAAAGTGCTGTGTCATTCGCACTAATTGAAACCATCGTGAGGGAAGGGGCGGTGGGAGTTACTTGGACGTTCGCCTGCCGCCCCGCCTTTTACGATATGGACGTTCTAAAAGGTGGCGCATGGACAAGAAAAAATACAAGATAACCTGGCGCAAAACGGATGATCTTATCCCGTATGCCCGCAATGCCCGCGTTCACAGTGATGAACAGGTGGCGCAGATAGCTGCAAGCATATCCGAGTTCGGCTGGACTAACCCCATATTGCTAGATGGCGACAACGGCGTGATTGCAGGACATGGCCGCTTGATGGCAGCACGGAAGCTGGGACACAAAGAAGTTCCGACCATCGACCTGCACGGCCTGACAGACGCGCAGAAGCGAGCCTATATTATTGCTGATAACAAAACGGCGCTAAACGCTTCATGGGACTTTGACATGCTGACGGTTGAGTTTGAGGAACTAGCAGGCATGGACTTTGACCTTGGCCTGACGGGGTTCAATGATGGCGAAGTGAAAGAAATTATTGCCATTGGGACGGCAGACTTTGAACCAGGCACAGAAGACGACCAAAGCCAACTTGATGAATTATCTCCGAAAATAGTGACTTGCCCGCATTGCAAGAAGGATTTTGACACCCGTGAAACCTGAACTAAAAATAGATTGGGCAACGCATGAAGCTGCGAAACATGCATGTTTGCATTGGCACTATTCAAAGTGTTTGCCTGCGGGGAAATTAGTTAAAGTTGGGGCATGGGAAAACGGTAAATTTATCGGGGTTGTTATTTTTGGCAGTGGTGCGAACCCTAACATGCCCAAAAGTTATAGCCTAACCCACGATCAGGTCTGTGAATTGGTCAGAGTTGCATTGTCTAAGCACGTAACGCCTGTTTCAAAAATTGTCGCCATAGCAATGCGCTTTCTCAAAAAGAAAAGCCCCAGCTTGCGATTGATTGTGTCTTATGCTGACCCATTACAGGGGCATCATGGTGGTGTCTATCAGGCAGGGAATTGGATTTACAAAGGCAAATCCTTATCTGCTCTCAAGATATGGTATAACGGAAAATGGTCACACTCAAAAACGGTGAATACCAGCAGTATAGATAAAAGCAATCTGGCAAAGAAAATGGTGCCTGGAAAACACACATACCTTATGCCTCTAGACAAGAGCATGAAAGAACAGATAGAACATCTATCAAAACCATACCCCAAGCGTTCAAAGTAGGCGATGGCTCAAACCCATGAGAACAGCGGCGGTGCAACACCGACCTGAACGCTCCAAAGGGGGAATGATGTTACCAGTAAACGAGATATTCAAAGCGGTGCATACGGTTGGAGCTTTTACTGGCACACCGTCTATCTTCATTCGCTTGCAGGGTTGCCCTGTTGGGTGTCCGTGGTGCAACACCAAACACGCATGGGCTATTAACGACGACACCCGCACCAACTTTGTCGATATGGTTGCCAAAGAAGAACTAGGGCAGCCAGAGTGGGCATGGGTTGAGGCGAAATGGCTGGTGGAATATATCGTCGGTTCGTTTGAAGGGAACCATGTCGTGATAACGGGCGGCGAGCCTTGCCAGTATGACCTGACGCCTTTGACCAATATGCTGGAAGGCTACGGCTACACGACCCAGGTTGAGACAAGCGGGGTGTTGCCGGTGCAGGTGTCAGCATTTACATTTGTGACAGTTTCGCCCAAGATAGACCAGCCGGGCGGGTTGCAGGTTATTGAGCAGAACATGATCGACGCTGACGAAATAACCTTTGCCATAAGCAGCGAGCGCGATATAGCCGCGCTACAAGGGCTGTTAAATGCGTTAAAACGCCCCGTGGGCATGGTGTACCTGCACCCCATAAGGAACACATACCAGAACGCACGATTTTGCGTTCAGGCAGCAACAGAGGCAGGGTGGCGCGTGTCGCTACCTGCGATGTTCAACGGAGTTAGTGATGGGTGACAACCCGCACAAGGACCATTTCGCACCTGAAAAAGTGGCCCAGGTGCTGATTGACTGTGGCGGCATCAAGGCTGTGGCAGCGAAGGCGTTGGGCTGCTCGCGTCAGACGATCTATAATTACATTGAAAAATACGATATGTGCAGGGATGCCGTGGAAGAAGGCATCGAAATTGTCTTGGATAAAGCCGAATATAATTTGGTGCAGGGCATCGCTGATGGGCATGAAGGCTTCACCAAGTATTACTTGAACAACAAGGGAGCGCGGCGTGGTTACGGTTTTAGACCGGAAGCAAATGGAGCAATCAGCGGACCCGATCAGGCTGCAGAAAGTGCAGCGACCGGCGCAAGACTTGTCGCTGATAGAATTACTCGCTTGTCAGCCGCAATCGACGCTAGACCATTACCTGAAAGTGTGGATGGAGACGAACCAGAGCGAGTTGAGTGACCTTCAATATGATTGGGCATTCAATGGCAGGCCGTCACAATTTGCACCAAAGGGCAACTGGACCATATGGGCATTGGTCGCAGGCCGTGGGTTCGGCAAGAACCGCAGCGGCGTTGAATGGGTGCGTAGCCTGGTAGAAGGGCCAACCCCACTAACAGCGCCAGAGGGTGCGCCCAAGTGGATTAACATTGTCTCGAGCACTAGTTCTGACAATCGAGACTTTGTAGTGGAGGGCGAAAGCGGGTTCCTTAACCTTTGCCCGCCCGACTATATGCCAACCTATGAGCCATCCAAACGGCGTTTGACTTGGCCGAACGGTTGCCGTGCTACCTTGTTCAGCGCAGAAGAACCCGAAAGCCTGCGCGGTGCCCAAGGTGAGGTATCATGGTGTGATGAGTTGGCGAAGTGGAAATATCCAGACCGGGCATGGTCCAACCTGCGGTTCGGTATGCGCCTTGGTGAGAACCCCCGCACCCTGATCACAACAACACCGCGCCCGGTGAAACTGCTCATTGACCTGATGAAGCGTGAACGCACCCACGTTACCAGCGGCACCACCTACGACAACGCCAGCAACCTCGCCAAGTCATTCTTTGAAGATGTTATCACCGATTATGAAAGCACCCGGCTAGGCCGCCAGGAGCTAATGGGCGAACTGCTGTTAGACCGCCCCGGCGCACTATGGAACCTTGAACAACTAGATATGCTGCGCGTTGACCATGCGCCCGAAGACCTTGTGCGGGTAGCTGTGGCTGTTGACCCTGCTGTTACCGCGAATGACGGTTCAGACGAAACGGGAATTGTTGTTGGCGGCAAAGCCGCAGACGGTCACGGTTACTTGTTGGGGGACTATACGATCAAGGGTTCACCGAACGAATGGGCGACCAAAGCAGTGCATGCGTACTACGAGCATGACGCTGATTGCATTGTGGCCGAAGTCAACCAAGGCGGCGATATGGTTGCAAGCACTATCCATGCGGTAGATAAATCTGTTAAAGTCGTGTCAGTTCGCGCAACGAGGGGCAAAGTTGTTAGGGCGGAGCCGGTAGCTGCGCTATACGAACAGAACAAGGTGCATCATGTCGGCACCTTCTCGAAGTTGGAAGATCAGATGGTGAATTTCACACAAGATTTTGACGCCAAGAAAGAAGGGTATTCGCCCGACAGGCTTGACGCGGTTGTGTGGCTATGGGTTCACCTGATGGTCAAAGCGAAAAGGAAGCCCCAGGTATGAAGTGGCCGTGGCAGCGAAAGCAATCAGCAGTACGCGAGAGCATTTCCCAGTTTGTAGGTGTGGGAGACCCCGCCTTTATGACCCGCAACCCGGCGCAGTTTGCCAAAGAAGGCTACAGCTATAACCCGGTAGTCTACAAGTGCGTTTCGCTTATTGCGCGGTCAGTGAGCAGCGTTCCTATCAAGCTGCGCGTTGGCGGTGAAGAAACAGAACAACACAACGTCCTTGATGTGCTGAAACGCCCGAACCCAGTGCAGTCGCAAGCGGCATTCATCGAAGCGTATTTGTCGGAAATGCTGATTGCAGGCAACGGATATTGCGAGCGCGTGACCAGCACGGACAACCGTATATTGGAACTGTGGACGCACTCACCGCAATATATGAAGGTGCTTAAAGGTGCATACCGTTTGCCTGCGGGTTATCAGTGGTCAAACGGCATGAACAAACACACATGGAAGGCCGACCCAGTAACAGGGCAAAGCGATATTCTTCAGATCAAGACGTTCAACCCTTTGGATTATTGGTACGGCATGTCGCCAATGGAAGCGGCTGTCTATGGCATAGACAATCACAATGCTGCATCAAAGTGGAATTACAAGTTGTTGAAAAACGGTGCCGCAACAACTGGTCTGCTGACGCACAAGATCACAGAAGACGAAGAGGAACTTACCCCCGAACAATTGGAAAAGCTGCGTAAGCAAATGGCAGACCGCGCCTCTGGTGTAGACAGTTCAACCACATTGGTGCTGGAAGGCAACTTCGACTATATGGAAATGGGCATGAACCCTAAAGACCTTGACTGGCGGGAGGGCAAGCACATGAGCGCCGGTGAAATTGCACTAGTGTACGGGGTGCCAGGTCAACTTGTGGGCATCCCTGACGCGCAAACGTATTCCAACAACCGGGAAGCCCGGCTGGCCCTGTGGACGGAAACCATTATCCCTATTGCAGAAATGATGCTGGGTGAATTGTCCGTCTGGTGCAGCGGCTTTTACGATCAGGACATTCAGCTTTACCCAGACTTAGACGGTGTTGAAGCATTGTCACCCCTGCGGGAACGCAAGTGGGAGCGCGTTACCAAAGCAATCAACAACCCGCTGACTATCAACGAGGCACGGCAAGAACTTAACCTAGAGCCGGTAGAAGGCGGCGATGTGCTGTTGGTACAAGCTGGGCTGTTGCCCATTACTGACAGCGGCGAGATGATGCCGATGGAAGACGAAGCAATGGCATACCGGATTGCATACGGTGAGCAGTAGTGTTCAACCTGCGAACAGAGGCAGCGCGTAAGCGCGAAGCCGCGTTTCAAGAACGCCAACGGGCCGCATTTGAGCGTCGTATCTTTACAAAGATGCGCCGGGAATTTAACCGCGTTTCAAAAGAACTGGCGCGGGTTTATATCAGCGACGACCTTACCAACTTTGATGCTGTTATCGAAAAGCACCGCGAAAACGTTTTGAATATTCTGACGGTTCAATACCGTGGCGCATTCCGTTTGTTTGGGGGCCGCGTGTTGGACGATGGGGCAAAACGCTTCGCCCCTAGTAAAAAGACGGCTGAAAGTGTATTCTCCGAAGCAATGAAAACGTGGATTGCAACCGTAGGCGTGGAAAAAGCCGTGAGAATAAGCGACACCACCCGCAGTCAAGCAGCCGCCGCGTTGTTGGCAACGATGAACGAAGGGCAAGAAGTGACCGCCTCTGAAATACAAAAACGAACAGGCGGTGTAGTCGGCAGGACGCGGGCGCGGGTCATTGCCAGAACTGAAACGCATAATGCCGCTAATGCAGCGAGCTTGGAAGCGGTTGATGCACTTGAGCTAGAGGAAGTCCAGAAAGAATGGATTTCTGTAGAGGACAGCAGAACACGGGCAAGCCATGCTGCCGCGGATGGACAGTTAGTTCCTGTGGACAGTTCGTTTGTCGTGGGTGCGGCGATGTTGTCCCACCCTGGCGACCCTACCGGCCCAGCAGGCGAAGTCATCAATTGTCGGTGCGTGATGGCATATGTGACGGAGTAGAAAATGGAAACGAAACACATCCCAATGGAATTAAAAGCGTCCGGCGAACAGGGAACATTCTCTGGGTACGGTTCGATTTTCGGTAATGTAGACCTGCACGGCGACATTGTTGAAAAGGGCGCGTTTGCAGAAACCCTGAAAGAACGCCCCATTGAGCATGTCGGCTTGTACTGGATGCACGACCCCCGCGAACCGATTGGCAAATGGTCAATCATGGAAGAACGCGAACAAGGCTTGTGGGTAGAAGGCAAGCTGACGCTGGGTGTATCACGCGCCCGTGAAGTTTACGAACTTATGAAGGACGGCGCTGTTACCGGCCTGTCCATCGGATACCGAACCCGCAAGTACGACCTTGACGGCGAGAACGATATTCGTATTCTAAAAGACGTTGAACTGTTCGAGGTGTCCGCAGTGAGCGGTCCCGCGAATGAGGAAGCCCGTATAGCAGGCGTGAAGTCAGCGAAAGACTTTGCCAACCTTGCTACGGTACGGGAAGCGAACCAAGCCTTGCGCGATGCTGGCTTTTCGCAGCGAGAGGCAAACGCCTTCATTTCCCGTGTTAAGTCATTCGGTCAACGTGACGTTGACAATGAGGAACTAATCCGCGCCATTGACGGCGCACGATCTGCACTCAAATAACGGAGTTGACCTAATGGAACTCAAAGAAGCAATTGACGGCCTAAAGCGCGACTGGGAAGGTTACAAGGAAACCAACCAGGAACGCATTGATGCCGCTGTAAAAGGCGCAGTTGACCCTCTGATCGAGGAAAAGCTAAAAACCGCCAACGACGATTTCTCAACCAAGTTTGACGAAATCATGGAAGCCCAGAAGGGCATCAAGGCCGAAGCTGAAGCACAGACCAAACGTGCCGACGAATTGGAAGCTGCGCTGAAGCGTGCATCTGACAACGACAACGGCGTTGATTTTGGCGAGGCGCACAAGTTTATGGCCTTGGCACAGCATAAGTCAGTAGACCAACTGCTGGAAGACCAGGTGGACATGGGCAAGTTTAACGACTACGAAAAGTCGTTTGTTCGTTCTTACCTGCGCCGGTCTGAAAAGCACGCCATGAACGATGCCGAAACGAAGGCGTTGTCTATTGCTGGCGACCCGCAGGGTGGCTATCTGGTGCCGCCGACGATGGCAACCAACATCATCACCAAGATTTTCGAGACTTCGCCTGTGCGCTCTATTGCGTCCACAGTGACAATCGGCACTGACCGTTGGGAAGTCCCGCTCGACCGTGATGAAGCGACGACTGGCTGGGTGGGTGAAACCGCAGCCCGGTCTGAAACGGACACACCGGAACTAGGCAAGTTCGAAATCCCCGTTCACGAACAGTACGCCAACCCGCGTATCACGCAGAACATGCTTGACGATGCACAGTTGGACATTGCTGGCTGGTTGAATGGTAAGGTTGCTGACAAGCTGGCCCGTACCGAAAACACCGCGTTCGTCAACGGCAACGGCGTGACACAGCCTCGCGGCTTTATGGATTACGCTTCAACTGCTGTTACAACGGCTGATGCAAGCCGCGCCTTTGGCGTGTTGCAGTACATCATTACCGGTGCTTCTGGTGGCTTCAACGCTACTGACCCCGGTAACGCTCTGATTGATCTGGTGTATGCGCTCAAGGCTGGTTATCGCCAGGGTGCAAGCTGGGCAATGAGCCGTTCCACTGTTGGTGCTGTTCGCAAAATTCAGGACGGTGACGGCAACTATCTGTGGCAGCCGAACTTCACTGACTTGCAGCAGTCTAACCTGTTGGGTGCGACAATCACCGAACTGGAAGACATGGCTGCTATCGGTGCTGACAGCTTCTCCATTGCCTTCGGCAACTTCAGCGCTGGCTACCAGATCGTTGATCGCCAGGGCATCCGGTTGCTGGTTGACCCGTACTCTGCCAAGCCATACGTCCAGTACTACACCACCAAGCGTGTGGGCGGTGACGTTGTGGACAGCGAAGCCATCAAGCTGCTGAAATTCGGCACCTCGTAGGCTTTAAAAACAGGGGGGCTTCGGTCCCCCTTATTTGAAACACGCAAGAAAAGGAGAGCAACATGCTCCGCGATTTGCACAACAATATCACAGTCAGCAATGCGCTTGATACGCAGGCCATCGCTACTGACACAACCACAGCCGGAGACATTATTGACCTCAAGGGCAACAAGGCCGTTGAGTTTGTCATTCAGTCTGGCACCCTGACGGATGGCGCATATGCCGTTCTGATTGAAGAAGGTGACGCTTCCGACCTTTCAGATGCTGCTGCTGTAGCTGATGCCGACTTGCTTGGCACAGAAAGCGATGCTGGATTTGCCGCCACCGACGACAACACTGTAACAAAGATTGGTTACATTGGCGACCAACGCTATGTGCGCCTGTCTATCGTGTCGACTTCGACATCTTCAGGCGGCACCCTTGGTGCTGTGGCCGTTCTCAAGCCGCTGATGCGTGGCACGACTGGCTAATCGAGGTTCGGGCGGGACGATCTGGGCCTTGCGCCGTAAAGGGTTGTCCCTCTTGCCTCGGTTGTTCCGTCCGACGCTGTTAAAACGGCGATTTTAACGGGGCTACACGGGTGAAGCGCAAGCACCCTAACCCCAATATTAAATTCAACGGAAGGGCGTTAGAATGAAAATACGGCTGCTAAAAGCATGGTCATACAACCTTGATGGGATGCACACGCTGACCGGCAAGAAAGATGATGAAATCAACCTTGAAGGCCGCGAGGCTTTGGCTGCTGATGCCATTGAAGGCGGGTTCGCAGAAGAAGTGAAACCCAAGGCCAAGAAAAAGGCCGCACCCAAGAAAAAGGGCGCGGCTCCAGAAAACAAAGCGAATTGAGGTCTGTCGGGTAGTCTCCTTCCCCCCTCACCGATAGACCGGAAGCGGGGCCGTTCAGCGGCCCCGTTTTTTGTTGTCCTTTCGTCGACTGTCGTTTTCATAATCCATAATGTTATGGCTGGTCGCACCCCAACGGCTGATGAAGCGTTGCATGACTTCTGTATTGTTGTCTTTCAACGCCTGGCAATATTGCGTCCATTCGCGGCGGTCTGTTTTGTTCATAGTCTATGCTCCTTCATATTCGGCTTTGCGTGACAGGAAGCCGGGGTCGTTGTCGGCGTTGTATTCCATGCAGGCGCGTATCGCCTCTGCTTCTGTCTGCACATGACACAGGGTTGTCTTGCGGCCTAAATGCGGCTCACGGCCACCCGGCCATTCGGGGTTACGCTTCCAGAAATTGCGTACGAAAACATGATAGTTCATAGTTCTTCTTCCTCTTTGGTTGGTTTAAATAGACTGACTTGGTAGGACCGGAAGGGGCATGATTGGATTAAACACGGGTTGCCTTCGTTTAAATTCTTCGCCAGGTGCACCAAGACAATTTCGCACTGTGGGCAAAGAGGCTCACCTTGTATCTTTCGTTTACCGTTGACCATGTGGCGCTTGGGCAGGTTCATATGCCTGCGCTTGGCCGATACGGTGGCAATGTTCTTTCGCAGCTTCTTGGCAATATCTTTGATGGGTGCGCCGTCTGCCCACATATCAGTCAGCGTCTTTTCCATTTCTGCGTCCCAATGTCCCATTATTCGTCTACCCCTTCCATGAACGCTTCTACAGCTTGGTCAAGAATGGTGCGGGTGGTGTGCACCCTGACGGCAGCGCGTTCGGTGTTTACCGTGTCGGCGTCTTTGATGGCGTCTTCTAGCTCGTCTGCCAGCCATTTGATGAAGTCGGGTGTTGCTGACCAATGCGGGGTGAACGTGTCTTCTGATGGATGGATGGTGGCCTTTAGCACCCCAAACTTGATAGCCTGTGCGCGAGCATGTTCTAGTGCTTGCTGGTTAGTTCTTTCCATTGGACGTTCCTTTAGTCGTTGTTAAACAGGTAGATCATCGCCCATATGGCTATCAGCGGCACCGCATACCAAAGGGCAAAAGGGATCGTGATGGCAATAAGAACGGCAGCAAGAGTGCCGCCGATCTTGTCTTGTGTTGACTGGCGCATTGGTGGACGTTCCTTTCTGTTTAGAGGTCGCCGCGAAATGCGGCACCGATAGCGGCAATAAGGGCAATAATTACGACAAAGGCAACCCGCATGAGAAACCATGCAACGCGAATAGCAAAGTAACCAACAACAACGACAAGCACGAGGGTTAAGAAATCCATTGCTGCCCCCTATGCCACATTGTCGATGGCTATTTCTTCAATCTGCTTAATCAGCGCCGATGCATTATTAACGCCAAGGAAATATTCCAGAGCAGCAGGGAAGGTTGCAAAGCATTGGTCGCCTTCTTCATTGGCGAGTTCCACATATTCGGAGATTGCTGAATATTCGTTCATCACGCCCCGTGCGCCGTCAACGACCCGTTCTATCAAAACAGAACATTCTGACGCGACCTGGTAGTAGTGGCTGGGGCTTTCAAAGTCAGTGTAAGCGCAGGTATATTCGAGATTGGACATTGGACATTCCTTTCGGTGACTGAATTTGGTAGTCTCTATAAACATTATAAGCAGTTAAAACCAAAAGTAAACCCGCGTTTTAACTATTTTCTGTGAGGTACTATGCGACACTATGAACGAACCACAGAACCGGCAATAGACCCGATCACTGTTGATGAAGTTAAGTCGGCAGGGCGCATTGACCACGAAACCGAAGACGGCCTGCTTGCAATGTATGTCACGGCTGCTGTGGAAGCCTGTGAGAAGTATTTGGGCCGCGCCCTGATAAGCCAGACCTGGACGCTCTATTACGACGAGTGGCCCAGCAATGACGAGCCGTGGTGGGATGGTGTACGAATAGCGTCACAGAACGTGTTGAGTAGCGAAGCCGATGTGATTGAATTGCCCTATGGCCCGTTGCTATCGGTCACGAGCATTTCCACATTCAACACCAGCGACACAGAAACCGCTGTTCCAACTGATGTGTATGGCGTCTCAACTGGTATCGCTTCGCGTGTTTACCTGAAAGATGGGCAAGTGTGGCCCAGCGCAACGCGCACCCGTGATGGGGTGAAGATCGTCTATGTGGCTGGCTATGGCACCGATTTCAACGATGTGCCGATTGCTATTCGCCAGGGCATCATCCAGCTTTGTGTGCATTGGTACGAGAACCGCGAGGCAACAGTTGATGTGAACGTCAACAAGGTGCCCAACATGATCCGCAAGATATGGTCCCCGCATAAGGCTATCCGATGACCGTAGGGAAGATGCGCCACAGGGTAACACTCAAGAACCACCCTAGAACGGCGGTGGGTGCTGGCGGTGTTATATCCCAAACAGAAGACGTTATCGCCACCATATGGGGCCGGGTGCAACCAACATCGGGCGTGCAGACAAACGCGCATGACCGGTTAGAATATCCGGTTTCCCACATTGTCACCGTTCGCTATCAGGCTGAATATAAATCGGCCCGGTTTATCACTCATGATGGCCGCAGCTTCAAGGTGCTGGGTGTGCAGGAAGAAGAAGAACGGGGCCGCTGGTTGGTGTTTAATTGCCAAGAAGGTCTGCCGCAATGACCAAAGTGACAGTGACAGGCATGGACAAGCTGGAGCGCCAGTTGGAAGCAATCACGCCAGCCATTCGCAATGAAATGAAAGGCGCAATTTCTGATAGCCTTCTTCGGGTACACCGTGCAGCAGTTAAGCGCGTGCAGAAGGGGCCAGCCACAGGCAAGATATACAATCGCCGGGGCAAGCCGCACCAAGCGTCTGCGCCCTATGAAGCACCTATGTCAGACACTGGCACCCTCGCCAGGTCAGGTCATGTCGTACAGGACAGTGACGGCCTTGGCGGTGAAGTTGTGTTTGATGCTAAATATGCTCGTTATCTTGAACTTGGAACCCGCAATATGGTCGAACGCCCCTACCTGTTGCCTTCGCTGCGTGATAACGAAGACTACATTGACAAGCGCACAAAGCAAGCCGTTCGGGATGGCACCAAGAAAGGGGGCCGCAAGTGAACGCGTGGGAATTACAGAAAGCTGTCTACACCAAGCTGACAGATGATGCTGGGTTGATGGCATTAGTCACCGGCGTTTATGATTGGGTGCCAGAAGGCACCGCGTTTCCATATATCACCATTGGTGAAGGACAGTTCAACGAGCGCGACAACAAGACGCATAACGGCATCCGTACAGACTTGATGGTGCATGTATGGTCAAATCGCGGGATTGTCGGTATAAGGGGACGGGACGAGGCAAGGCAGATCGCCCAGGTCGTATATGACCTTCTGCATTGGCAACCGCTAACGATTGAGAATTACGATCATGTTTTCACTAAATGGGCGTTCGGTGAGACAATACTAGACGTTGACGGTGTGACGTATCATTCTGTGCAACGGTTTGAAATTCTAGCCCACGAAACTTAGGAGTTTGAAAGATGGCAGAACAAGCAGGTAAAGACATGCTGTTGTATGTCAGCGATGGTATGTCCGGTTGGACGGCCTTCGCTGGCTTGCGCCCCACTCGTATCGCACTGAACCGCGAAACTGTGGACATTACCAACAAGGACAGCACCAACCACTTCCGTGAACTGTTGAAGGCAGCAGGCGTTAAGTCATGCTCATTTGCAGGCGGTGGCGTGTTTCTTGATGCGGCTGTTGATGAAACAGTCCGTGCGGATTTCTTCGCTGACACTGAAACCGACTATCGGGTTCTCGTGCCTGACTTCGGCACGTTCGATGGTGCGTTCCAGATCACCAACTTGGAGTTTGAAGGCGACTACAATACGGCGGTCAACTTCACCATCCAGCTTGAGAGTGCAGGCGACCTGACCTTCACTTCGGTATAGGTGACACATGGCGAACGCAAGAGGGACAGTTCACCTAGTCATCGGTGGTAAGAAGCGCGGCTTCAAGGCGTCATTTGAAAACATTGTTGCGATTGAGCAAACAACCGGCAAGGCAATCTTTCGGCTTGCTCAAGA